AAAGACCTAAACACTACGCTGCCAACTACATGAATGCCAAGGGCAAGGATGCCCAGACAGAAGCCTTAAAGGGTTGTCCTGTAGAGTGGCAGGAGCTGGTTAAACAGCACATAAAGAACACAAGAGAGCTAACAAATGGGCGAGCTAACAAGAACAGTATCAAAAGAAAGTGATCTTCAAGGCGCAATCCAGTGGGTGTATTCAATGGCGGCTCTGGGACTAAAAGCTGGGGCCGTGGTCATTACTCTGGGAAGAGAGACAAGGACAGATGAGCAGAACGACAAGCAGTGGCCCATGCTCAGAGACATATCAAAGCAGGTTGAGTGGTTTGGGCAGAAGCATAGTCCTGAAGACTGGAAGGACATCTTGTCGGCTGCTTGGAGGGGCCAGAAGCTGGTGCCAGGCGTAGACGGTGGCTTTGTGGCACTTGGAGTTAGAACCTCTAAACTCAGCCCAGCGGAGTTCTCTGACTACATTGAGGCAATCTATGCCTTTGGCTCTGAACGCTCTGTAATCTGGTCTGAGAAGGCTTTAGAGGCATATGAGAATTATCGGGAGGCAAGATGACAGCAGAATGGATTGAGCTTTATCACTCAGTGAATGAAATGCTCCTACAGCTTGGAGAGGAAGGGTCTATTACCCCAAAGGATGAGGTAGTTGATCGAGTAATGTACGCGCTCTTCGAGATCGACGGCGGAGTACACAACAAGAGGATGGGCCAGTGAGAAAGTGCCGATGGTGTACTGTGGAGATTCCATCCATAAAGCTATCCTCGCCAATCGAGAGGGCTGGATTCTGCCAGTTTGACTGCAAGACAGCGCACGAAAGAGCAAAGGCGAAACGCACCAAGCCAAAGAAGCCAAAGGTCAAAACAATCGCCAGGCTGCTGGACGAAGCTGCAGTGCTGTGCCAGAGAATGGTGAGACTGAAGGCTGCTGACGAGAACGGAATCTGTATTTGCTGGTCATGCGGAAAGCCTGGGCACTGGTCTGAAATGCAGGGAGGGCACTTTATCGAGCGCAAGAAGACCGCTACAAAGGCGGAAGAGGCCAACATACATCCCCAGCATCGAGGCTGTAATATGTACGAAATGCAGAAAGTCTCGACAATGCTGGCCTACCGGCAATCAATGGTTGATTACTACGGGGAAGGCTTTGTGAATGAGCTTCTTGCAAGATCAAAGCAGACATTCAAGCCGACTAGGGAGTGGATAGCAGAGCAGGTAGCATACTTTGAAGAGCAGATAGGCTTTCACGAAAAAAGACTAGGAATCAGGAGCTAGAATGAGAATTGAGGGAATGACACAAGAGCAGTCTGATCTCTACAACGAAGGGAAAAGGGCGCACGCTGATGGTTTAAGCAAGGACGCTTGTACGGCAGGAATGAGAAAAAAATGCTGGTGGCTGGCGGGCTGGATCGACGCTGACATCGAATCAGGTAAATCAATATGGGGGAACTATGGAAAATCTAATTAACTTGGTTACACAGTGGGGAATCGACCGGAAGATCATTGGCAACGGGAAGCTGGAGACCCAGTGGCTTAAACTAATAAGTGAGTTTGGCGAGATGACCGATAGCCTGGCGAAAGCTAAAAGCCCAATAGATGACATTGGCGATCAAATGGTTGTGATGATTATGATGGCAGGTATTGCTGGTAAGACGCCACAATTCAAAACAGCGGCGAACACCTGCAAGCCGGATGATCTTGATATAATCACTCTGACTGGGATGCTCTGCACCACCTACTCTTCGCTCAGATATTACGGAAACCAGACGGTGAACAGGTACTGCGATGCTCTGAACCAGTTGGGCGGAATAGCGACGAAGAGCAACAAGACCCTTTACAGCAATCTGACCCTTTACAACTGCCTCGATCACTCCTACCAGCAGATCAAGGACAGGAAGGGTTACTTGAATGAACACGGCGTATTCGTGAAGGAGGAGTGATGGCTACTCAAAACGACATTACCGGAGATGAGATCAAGTCGAGGGTCTTGTCTAAGCAGGGGAAGGATAACTGGGACAAGATATTCAAGCCCAAGTGTACTTATCCAAAGTGCAAATGTCCTGTGGACCTCCACGAAGGCGAGATGTGCGTGGAGGGTAGGGGGAAGGTTTCATATGTCAAATAAAATCAGTACAATGCAGAAAACTTGGAGGCTCTTATGCCATTGAAAAAAGGGTACGGTAAGAAGACTGTCTCAGCCAACATCAAGACCGAGATGAAGTCTGGCAAGCCACAGAAGCAGGCTATCGCCATTGCTCTGTCGATGGCTAAGAAGTCAAAGCCAGTGAGGTATGAGTAATGCCAGCGGGCAGACCCAGCAAGTACAACGATGAAATAGTGGCAAAGGCCAGAGCCTACGTTGACGGTGGTTATCTTGCCTGTGGGGATGTTATACCCCAGATGGCGGGACTGGCTATTGAGCTAAGTATCTCGCGGGAAACCATATACGACTGGTGCGACGACCCTGAAAAGAAAGAATTTTCTGACATCGTTGCTAGATGCTTGAGGGCGCAAGAAAGAAGGCTGCTCAACGGCTCTCTGACAGGTGATCTGAATCCCACTATTGCCAAGCTGATACTCACTAAGCATGGGTACTCAGAGAGGGTGCAGAACGAACACACGGGCGAGAATGGTGGGCCGATAGAACACGACTGGACGGTGAGGCTAGTCAATGCCTGAGATGACTCTTCCAGCCAGGCTGAGACCACTGATAACTACTCCCAAGAGGTTCAAGATACTCATAGGGGGAAGGGGATCAGGTAAGAGCCAGTCGGTTGGAGACATCTGTTTGATGGATGCCCAGACAAAGGGTATCAAGACGGCCTGCTTTCGAGAGTACCAGATCACGATGGATGATTCGGTGCTCTCCCTGCTTTCGGGTGAGATAGATCGGCTTAAGCTGAAGGGCTTCACTGTTCAAGCTAACAGCATCCAGTTCAAGGGTGATGACGCTTTCAAGTTCAGGGGATTGGCGAGGAACCCAGAGGGCATCAAGTCGATGTATGGGTTCAAGAGGTTCTGGGTGGAAGAGGCCCAGACCCTAAGCCATCGGTCCCTGGCGCTTCTCAGGCCCACCATCCGCGAAGACGACTCTGAACTCTGGTTTTCATGGAACCCCCGCAGGAAGACCGACGCCGTGGATGACCTCTTGCGGTCTGACAAGGCGCCAACAGACTCAAGTGTGCTTAGGGTGAATTGGAAGGAAAATCCTTGGTTTCCCGCCGTGCTTGAGCAAGAGCGTCAGGACTGTCTCAACAAGACCCCGGAGCAGTATGACCATATCTGGGAGGGGGGATACGCCACCATCCTCGAAGGCGCTTACTACTCGCGACCTCTTGAGCAAGCAAAACAAGACGGCAGGATAGGAAGATTCGGGCCTGATGAGCTTCTGACGGTCCGCCTGTTCGTCGACATTGGAGGAACGGGCGCAAGGGCTGACGCCTTCACCATGTGGTCCGCCCAGTTCGTCGGCAGGGAAATCCGGTGCCTGAAATACTACGAAGCAGTGGGACAGCCGATAGGCCATCACCTTGACTGGATGCGCTCGAATGGCTACACCCCGGACAGGGCGCAGATATGGCTCCCGCACGATGGCGACAGCCATGATTCCGTCTATGATGTCTCCTACCGCAGCGCATTCGAGAAAGCCGGCTACGAGGTCACGGTCATCCCGAATCAGGGCAGAGGGGCAGCCATGGCGCGCATTCAGTGCGCAAGACGGATGTTCCCGAATGTCTGGTTCAACGACGAGGACACGAAGGCAGGACGGGAAGCGCTTGGCTGGTATCACGAGAAGAAGGACGAAGTTCGCAACATCGGTCTGGGTCCATGCCACGATTGGGCGAGTAATGGCGCCGACTCATTCGGGCTGATGTGCGCGGTAGCAGAGAGCCATTCCGGGCATGGGTCCGAATGGTGGCACGACTGGAAGAAGCCGGTGAACAACCGCGCTCAAGCAAGGGAAGATGGCTATGGCACTGGATACAGACGAGCAGGATGATTTCCTCGAAGGCGAAGACGACTTCATTGGGGAGGAGCAAGAGCCTCAACCAACCGGCCGCCTGACTGACGACGACCTCCTCAAGCTGATTTCAGCAGAGGTCGAGCGTGCCGGGGAAGACCAGGACGAGCGGATACAGAACCAGGCTGACGCCGTGGATTACTTCTACGGCCGGCTGCCTGGGCTGACGGAAGACGACGCCGAAGCAGGAATGAATCCAGTTGTCTCAACGGATGTCGGGGATGCCGTCGAGGCCGTGCTGGCTGAGATTGTCCCGGCATTCACCGGGTCCGCTCCGGTCGAGTTCATCCCGATGAGTCAAGAGGACGAAGCCCAGACAGACCTCGAAACCCGCGCGGTGAATCACGTCATCAACTCTTCCGGGGGTTTCATGGCAATCACCATGGCCGGGAAGGATGCACTACTCCGCCGGGCAGGAATCATCAAGGTATGGTGGGAAGACCTCATCACGGTCCAGTACCACCCCATCATCGATGTTCCCATCGACTCGATGCCGCAAATCATGCAGGAGGGCAAGAACGAAGCGAAGGAACTCGCCGAGGCCGAAATGGACGAGAAGACCGGAATGGTCAATGGCCTGATGCGGACCTACACGAAGAAAGGCAAGCCCCGCATTTGTGCGGTCCCACGGGATGAGTTCCTGATTTCCTCTGACGCCCTGATGCCTGACGCGGACCAGGCCAGGTTCGTGGCGCATCAACGCCCTGTTTCGCGCTCCTACCTCATTCAGTTGGGTTTCGACAAGGAAGAGGTCAATGAGCTAAAGGCAGAGGACTTCGCCGGCAATGAAGCCACGACCGCGCGGCAGAGAAGCGCGGCGGACTGGGCGCAAAACTCCCCGGACAAAAGCACCGACCAGATTATGGTGGTCGAGTCCTATTACCGGGTCGATATGGACGGCGACGGGATTGCCGAACTGCGGCGAATCATCACCGGGGGCGGGTCGGACGGGACCGACGAGCTTCTTCTGAACGAGCCATGGGACCAGCAGCCATTCTGCATCGGAGTCCCGTACATCGGCATCTATTCTTGGGATGGCGTGTCGCTGTTCGACAAGCTCAAGTCTGTCCAGGACACGAAGACCGAGCTTATCCGCGACCTCCTCAATGCCTCGCGCCGGAACGTGCGCCAGAGGGTCGGGGTTGTGGAGAAGATGGTCAATATGGACGACGTGCTGACTTCCGTCATGGGTGGCGTCATCCGCATGAAGGACATCAACGCCATGGTGCCGGTCCCGAATGTGGAGGTTCCTCCCCAGTTGTTCCAGACCCTCGACTACATGGACCGGGTGCGGAAGGACAAGGGAGGCGGGGCAATCGACACGGCGGCGCAGGTTCAAGCGCTGGCCGGGGATACAGCCCACGGGCTGGAACGGATGATGTCGGCGGCCGAGCAGGTGAATGCCATGGTCGCGAAAATCCTCGCCGAGACGATGATTAAGGCGCTGTACCTCAAGACGCACAACCTCCTCAGGCAGTACCAGCAGAATCCCATCGTGATTCCAGGCTCGACCGGGTGGCAAACGGCGAACCCGCAGCAGTGGAGTCCAAGGGATTCCATGAACGTGTCGCTGGGGATGTCCGTAGGGGAGAGAACGCGGAAAACGGCGGCGCTGCAGGGCATCATGCAGACCCAGATGACCGCAGTCCAAGCAGGGAAGGACGGCACGTTGGTCACTGAACAGAACCTCTACAACACGGCGGTCGACTTGGTCCGCATGGCCGGCCTGCCAGACCCCTCGCAGTATTTCACCGACCCGGCCAGTCCTCAGGCCCAGCAGGCGGCCCAGCAGAAGCAGCAGGCGGCCCAGCAGCAGGCCCAGATTGCCCAGCAGGCGGCGCAGGCGCAGTTGCAGGTTCCTTTGGATATGGAACGCATCAAGGCGCAGGGCGGCGTGCAGGCAGCCAAGATTCGCGCCGAGGCCGCCACGGAGGTGCAGGGCATGAAGAACGAAATCGACGGCATCAAGGCGGCGCTGGACCAGATTACGAAGGCATTCGACCAGAGGCTCAAGCTGATTGACATGGGAGCAAAGTACGACGGCGACCCGATACCAGACACGGTGGCCCAGGCAAAATCAGGTGCTGCGCCGCAACAAGGAGGACTCCAGTGAAGAAAGCTCCGACCGTGCCGGCGGTGAATTGCCGCAACAAAACGGCTGAGCAGTGCGAGGCAATCAGCAAGACGCTGAAAGAGTCCTATGCCAAGGGCAAGCGCTACCGCAAAGTTGGATTCGCCCCGTCAAAGATGAAAGGCTGATATGGCCACGCTCTACGAGATTCTCGCCCAACTCGACGCCCTTAAACGGCGGACGAGGCGCAACGCGTCTGACCTTGTCAGCGACCCGCGCGGGTACGTTGAGAAGATGGTCGGGCACATGAAGAACCAGAACGCCATGGTGAATCCGGTTGTCTCTGGTGGCGAACTGACCAACCGGCCGATGTCTCCTTCCGAGCGGGCGGAGATGGCCACGAACATGCTGGACATTGGAGGTGGATTTGGCAAGATTGTCTATCACGGCTCCCCGCACAAGTTCGCGAAGTTCGACAAGGCCAAGCTGGGGACTGGGGAAGGCGCGCAGGCCTACGGGAAGAGGCGCGGAGACGTGCCAGGATTGAGGCGCAATGATTTCGGCAG